AGCGAAAGCAGGTACTGATCCAAAATGGAAGATTTTGTGCGACAATGCTTCAATCCGATGATTGTCGAGCTTGCGGAAAAAACAATGAAAGAGTATGGGGAGGACCTGAAAATCGAAACAAACAAATTTGCAGCAATATGCACTCACTTGGAAGTATGCTTCATGTATTCAGATTTCCACTTCATCAATGAGCAAGGCGAGTCAATAATCGTAGAACTTGGTGATCCTAATGCACTTTTGAAGCACAGATTTGAAATAATCGAGGGAAGAGATCGCACAATGGCCTGGACAGTAGTAAACAGTATTTGCAACACTACAGGGGCTGAGAAACCAAAGTTTCTACCAGATTTGTATGATTACAAGGAAAATAGATTCATCGAAATTGGAGTAACAAGGAGAGAAGTTCACATATACTATCTGGAAAAGGCCAATAAAATTAAATCTGAGAAAACACACATCCACATTTTCTCGTTCACTGGGGAAGAAATGGCCACAAAGGCCGACTACACTCTCGATGAAGAAAGCAGGGCTAGGATCAAAACCAGGCTATTCACCATAAGACAAGAAATGGCCAGCAGAGGCCTCTGGGATTCCTTTCGTCAGTCCGAGAGAGGAGAAGAGACAATTGAAGAAAGGTTTGAAATCACAGGAACAATGCGCAAGCTTGCCGACCAAAGTCTCCCGCCGAACTTCTCCAGCCTTGAAAATTTTAGAGCCTATGTGGATGGATTCGAACCGAACGGCTACATTGAGGGCAAGCTGTCTCAAATGTCCAAAGAAGTAAATGCTAGAATTGAACCTTTTTTGAAAACAACACCACGACCACTTAGACTTCCGAATGGGCCTCCCTGTTCTCAGCGGTCCAAATTCCTGCTGATGGATGCCTTAAAATTAAGCATTGAGGACCCAAGTCATGAAGGAGAGGGAATACCGCTATATGATGCAATCAAATGCATGAGAACATTCTTTGGATGGAAGGAACCCAATGTTGTTAAACCACACGAAAAGGGAATAAATCCAAATTATCTTCTGTCATGGAAGCAAGTACTGGCAGAACTGCAGGACATTGAGAATGAGGAGAAAATTCCAAAGACTAAAAATATGAAAAAAACAAGTCAGCTAAAGTGGGCACTTGGTGAGAACATGGCACCAGAAAAGGTAGACTTTGACGACTGTAAAGATGTAGGTGATTTGAAGCAATATGATAGTGATGAACCAGAATTGAGGTCGCTTGCAAGTTGGATTCAGAATGAGTTCAACAAGGCATGCGAACTGACAGATTCAAGCTGGATAGAGCTTGATGAGATTGGAGAAGATGTGGCTCCAATTGAACACATTGCAAGCATGAGAAGGAATTATTTCACATCAGAGGTGTCTCACTGCAGAGCCACAGAATACATAATGAAGGGGGTGTACATCAATACTGCCTTACTTAATGCATCTTGTGCAGCAATGGATGATTTCCAATTAATTCCAATGATAAGCAAGTGTAGAACTAAGGAGGGAAGGCGAAAGACCAACTTGTATGGTTTCATCATAAAAGGAAGATCCCACTTAAGGAATGACACCGACGTGGTAAACTTTGTGAGCATGGAGTTTTCTCTCACTGACCCAAGACTTGAACCACACAAATGGGAGAAGTACTGTGTTCTTGAGATAGGAGATATGCTTCTAAGAAGTGCCATAGGCCAGGTTTCAAGGCCCATGTTCTTGTATGTGAGGACAAATGGAACCTCAAAAATTAAAATGAAATGGGGAATGGAGATGAGGCGTTGTCTCCTCCAGTCACTTCAACAAATTGAGAGTATGATTGAAGCTGAGTCCTCTGTCAAAGAGAAAGACATGACCAAAGAGTTCTTTGAGAACAAATCAGAAACATGGCCCATTGGAGAGTCTCCCAAAGGAGTGGAGGAAAGTTCCATTGGGAAGGTCTGCAGGACTTTATTAGCAAAGTCGGTATTTAACAGCTTGTATGCATCTCCACAACTAGAAGGATTTTCAGCTGAATCAAGAAAACTGCTTCTTATCGTTCAGGCTCTTAGGGACAATCTGGAACCTGGGACCTTTGATCTTGGGGGGCTATATGAAGCAATTGAGGAGTGCCTAATTAATGATCCCTGGGTTTTGCTTAATGCTTCTTGGTTCAACTCCTTCCTTACACATGCATTGAGTTAGTTGTGGCAGTGCTACTATTTGCTATCCATACTGTCCAAAAAAGTACCTTGTTTCTACT